ATCACCTGCTGCTGCATCTGCCACGCGGTCAAGTTTGATAACGCGACCGTTAACGTCGCTGATGCGTCCGCCCATCACCTTTCCGGAAAGCAACTCGTCTGCCACGGCGATGATGTAGCCCGGCTGCGGAATGTTTCCGTCCAGCCCGACATCAAACGAAATAACGCGATCCTTGTTGTTGGTGAGAATACCCCAGCGTCCCTTTCGGTTCGCTTCTGATTGTCTGGTGCAGCCGATGGCTGTCATTTCCAGCTGATTGAAGCCGTACCGAGCTACCAGCGCCTGCTCAAATACCTGCTCCATCGCGTCAGCATAGGCGTTGCCAGGATCTGACCATGACACCAGTGCTGTGGTGTAGCGGGTTTTTGTGGTGCTGCTCGAATAACGGGGTTTGCCAACAATATTGGCGAGTGTGTAGCTGTAATCCACATCGCGCGGCATGTCAGCCAGGGCAACAATCTGATCCCCGCCCCAGTAGGTCATGCCACGGAAAATAGCGGCAAAATCACGCAGGACTGTGTAGGCGTCGTTTCGGTCCTGAATGTACACGTTGCAGGTATAACGAGGTTCGGTACCGTTGCCACCTTTGCCGTCTGGTACCATCTGATCACAATACTGGGCAACCTGATAAAGCGTCCATTTATCAATATTCGCAGCGGTCAAACGGTGCCCGAGGCCGAACCGGTCAGAAATAACCAAATCGTAAAAAATCCACGCAGGGTTATCCGTCCATGCCCACTTAAACGCACCGGTCCATGTACCGCTATAAGTGCGGGTTTCAGGGTCGTAGGTATCTGGAACGCGGATAACGCGGCCGCGCGGTTCGCATGAAATTTGAGGAATTGAGCCGTTGAACTGGCTTGAGTCGAATTCGATGTAGAGCAGCGCGGTGTTCGGGTAGCGCAGTTTGGCGTCAATCACCTCGGTGAAGCTCTGCAGCGTCATCGTGTCGCCGATCTTCGCGCTGTTGGCGTCAGAGGTAATCTTACGCAGACGTATTGTCCAGGTGCTGCCAGCCTGCGGTAAATCGATACGGTGGCTGCGCTCATAACCAGACGTCGTTTTGCCGGTCACGCTGGTATTGAGTACCGTCTGCCATGCGCCGCCGTCCGTCTGCAGGTCAATCGCGTAATTAACCGAGTAACCGACCAGATCGCCGTCGTCCTCCTGTTTGAAAAGCGAGGGCCATTTCAGACGCAGGCGAACTGCTGAAAGCTGCGTATTGGTAAACGTGCGCGTCCAGGCTGTGGCGCTTGATACCTCAGTTCCCACGCTGATTTCGTTTTCGGTACCGGGAATACCCTGAATATATTTTTGCGCCTGCGTTCCAGCGCGAAACTCCCACGTCACGCCGCTGAAGTTTTGGGAACCGTCGGAATTCTCCAGCGCCGTTCCGTCCAGGTAGATATCTTTGCCGGTTAGCTGCCCTGCAAACTCCCCTTCGCCAAGCGCAACGAGGATTTTTGCCTTCGCTACAGATTGCAGATCATCAGGCTGTTCGGTAGGGGTTCGTGAACTGGAACTGCCGCCCTTGCGGCCCTTTAACACTTTATCTGTAGCCATATTGCGCCCATAAAAAAAGCCACCTGAAGGTGGCCAGAAAAAAAGGTTAGTTATCTACTGCTGATCTTCGACATAAATTCCGGCAGAAATAATCGCTCCGCCGATTCTACGCTTACCATAAAGGAGCGGTACCGGGTAGCCTTGCGCCGCGGTGTTTGTTACACCACCGAATGCGTAGGATGCGCGGTTATCTGCGCTTTGTTTGCTGGCTAATCCGGTTGGCTGAGGTGAGAGCATTTGGACAACACCACCAATGATCAAAGCACCACCAGCTTGATACAAAAATGGCGATGCTCCTGCAAAGGGTGTGAAATTTAATACCACCCCTACAGCTACCAACACCGCTCCTAAAATAGTTTGTAATACACCTGCTTTTTTACTTCCTATCGGCACTGGTACTATTCTTATAACCTCGCCCTTAACAGGAAAACCCAATTCATCTATGCCTATATTTTTCTTCCCGCGAAAAACCGCATAAGAAAGTCCTCTTTGCTTACTCGTATTCATGAATTTTTCGAAACCATTAATCGTAGCAGATAAGGCTTTGCAGGCTTCTTGGGTTGTGCTTATCGAGCGATGATGTGTTTTGCCAAAAGTCTTTCCGAGAACACCGCCAAGTTCAATGCGTGTCATTACATCTGACATAAATCACCCCAATGAAAAAGCCACCCGAAGGTGGCCTTTAAGTATTAAAAATAAACTCTAATTTATCGACATCGGAAGGATGTCCACATTCCCACTTTGGTCGATAAATATCCTTAAAACACGAGGGGCATTTTCTTTTATTGAAAACTCCCGCTCTTTTTTAGGTGCGCCATTACATAGACCTTTCCCAGCAAACCCTGCTCCAATCAATACATCTCCAGGATTTAAGAAAGCAGTGACTTTCTCACCAGTATCAAGTTCAGCCAAATACTTACCATTGATATAGGTTGTTATAGCGCATCCACCAGCAACGAAACCTTTATCGCGAATGATAGTCACGGCAGTTGTGTGTGTTTTCTGTTGAAATTCTTTTGGTGCTGACACTTCTTTTGCATACTGCGGGAGAACTGGCTCTGTCGAACAACCAGCCATAATTACCAATGAAAACGCCAATAATGTTTTTTTCATATCCCTATCCCCTTTGGTTTTACAAAAGGTTAGCACAGAGCTTTGTAACGTAAAATCTTCATCGTCCTTTCCCGCCAGTAGCCACCATACGGCACGCGCTGGCTCAGATGTCCGTACAGGTGGTGCAGCAGCATATTTCCCTCCAGCAAAATTCCCGCGTGGTTCCACTTATCAGCCTGGACCTGCATGATCACCATATCGCCGGGTTTCGGTGGCCCGTCGAATTCACGGAATCCGCACTCATACCAGCAATCCTGATAGAAGTTGTCCGGATAGTCGTTTTCCCACCAGGGATAATCCACCCGGTAATCGTGGAGCTCTATACCATGCGTTTGCCGAAAATAGCTCATTACCAGCCCCCAGCAGTCGAAGTGGCCAAGCACAAACGGACGCTCCAGCAGCGGAAGTTCCCCGCGCGGCTGGATGGTGCGCAAATCCCCCTCCGGCCAGCTCACAATGTGCCAGGGTAAAAGCGTTGCATCGCATTGCGCCTTATCCAGTTCGCTCGGTTGCGTTGTGGCGTCAGGATGACTGTGAGCGATGGCGATCACAGTCCCCCAGTCCTCAGCAGCTGCATAGTCTTCGGGGCAAAGGACAAAATTGTCCTCCGGCATCGCGGCAAGATTCCGGCACGGGAAATAACGTTCAACTCGGCTTTTCTGCGCCACCACACCGCAACACTCGCGAGGGTATTCAGCAGCAGCATGCGACATAATGGCATCAATGGTTTTCTGACGCATATCAGCTCCTGATCAAAGACGTGCCCGGGAAGCCACCAAACGAGAGTTCGTTATTTTCACCGAACCGAAGTTTGCAGGCCGTCAGCGTGCCGTTGCATTCATCCAGTGACGGATCGCTTACCGGGTTATTGTTTTTGTCGAAATAGCGGGTTCCGGCATAGTCGCAGCCGTCGCCGGTGCGATATTTATTCCGGATGCACCAGGTACACAGGGAATGAAGCTGTCGCGTCGGGATCATTTGCCCCTGCAGGTCCATCGGGCTGGACAGAACAAATTCAACGGTTTCACCGGCAAGCTCGCCCGTTTTCCCGTCGATATACCAGACCTGCAACTTTTCCTGAGTCGGGTCTGCTGTAGGGTTACCGCCTGCGAAATTCCTGGCATCGAGATATTTCTCTTTTGTGTCGTGAATAGTGACTTTCGCTTGCAGCAGATCATCATACGCAAGACACAGAGCAGAAATGGAGCTTTCGATGTTCCCGACCGTCAGTGATGGCGTTGCGTTGCTCCCACTGGTTGATTTCTCCAGACCTTCCAGCTGATACGGCCAGGCGGCGTATTCATTTCCCTGCCACCAGATTGGTTTTGCCGGAAGCCTGGACTCATCCCCACCAGCGGCGATGATTTCCGCCTCTGTGTGGGGTATGTTGTAATTGTGAAAACGGAGAACATCCGTTAGCCCAAATGAAGAACCGTCCACCTCAATCAGACGAACATCGTTTCCGGATTCCAGCTTCTGATAATCTGCGTTTAAGCTCATGGTTTAAATGCCTGGATGAATGTTGCTTCAAGGTTGAATTTCCCCGCACCCAGCCCGGTGGGTTTATACGTTTCGCAACGATACAAACCCAAGGGCTCTAGCGGCGGCTTCCACTGAAAGGCTTTCGTTCCTTCATGCCTGTCGAGAAAAGACTTAATGGCAGAAATGTAGGTTTCGTTGCCAGTGAAGTTAAGCGTCCACTGCTGAGTTCTGGTGTTCAATCCATCCCCTGAAACCTGCTCATATCCATCACCAAACTGTGCTTTCCTGACGCGGAAATTTGTATCAGCTTCAGCGTTAATCCGTGGGCACCATGTGAAAGTTTCGATGGCCATAATTATCGGGTTCCTTTCATTGCGTTCCAGATGTCGCCGCCGGGACGAATATCACGCATCACATTCTGCTTATATCGCTGATCGACAAATTTCCCGACCTCGGCACCAAATTGCTCAAGGCCTGGTGAGGTTTGCGTTGAGGTGTTGCCGTTGCCATCGATGGTGATATAAACCTGTGGCGCAGACGATACGGACTGACCGCCACCGCCTCCGACCGCACGAACGCCGAGAGAACCATCCGGCGCACGCGTCAGCGGCATAATCGCCTCCGGCCCAGCCTCGCCCATGATTCCGGCCCCGCCTTTTGAGAAAGCGAACATGGTGGGGTTTCTGACGATCCCATTACTGAAAGCGCTAAGAGATGGAGAGTCATAAACTCCGCCTTTGGCGTTAAACTGGAAGTTCGATCCGTAACTGGAAACCGCCGTACCGGTGCTGGCTGATGCTCCCGCACCGCCCCCGAAGAAGCTGCCTACACTGCCGATGAGTGAGCCAAAGATGCCAGAACCAGAAGATGCCCCACCCATCGCACTGACCACCGCCATCTGTAGCGCCACTTTTTCGATGATCTGCAGGACAGAAATCCCCCACGATTTCCAGCTAACTTTATTGCCTTCAAGCATTGAGGTGACGTTACCAAACGCACTGTCGAGTGTGGTTTTCACCCCGTCAGAGACCGTGCCGGATACGTCACTGATTTCATCAAACCAGTTGGCATAGCCGCGTGATACTCCGGACATCCAATCCGCTTCAGCAGCGGCTATAGCCTTGTATTTCTTATCCAGAGCATCGAGGGCCGCTGCGCGCTGTGCTATGGCCTCGGCGCCGCCGTCCGTTTTAGCAAAAACACGGTCGATCTGTTGCGTCTCGTCGAACCGGCTGCGCTGGCGATCACTCATGCCTGCGGTTTCGGTTGCCAGCGTCGCCTCATCCCTGAACTTTCGGGCCGCTTCAGTTAAGTCCTTCAGGGCATCAGCCTGTTCGCGCTGCTTACGCACGTTTTCATCGGCCTTTTGCGTCCATTTCGCCAGCTCTGCTGAAGATGCCTGAATTGCCCTGCGCTGCTCGTCTGTCCATTTAGTGCCTGCCTGATGTGACGCTGCATAAAGATCGGAGGCTTTTTCTCCCTCCGTTGCTCGCACACGCTGCACATCAATAGCCACGCTCAGATCGGCCATCTTACGGGAATACTGTTCAGCGGTACTGGCCGCTTCACGCTCGGCTTTACTCTGTGCATTCGAAGCAGCTGTGGAGGTCTTTTTAGCCTCAGCCGCTGCCGCATCCTTTTTGGCTGCCTGATCTTTGTTGTAGATGTACTGGGTATAAAGCGCCCCTGTCAGCTTCAAATCTTCAGCTTCATAGACATGCTGCTGATGGAGTTTTTCTAAGCCGCTGAGGCTGGCCAGCTCGTTATCGCGGCGCGAGCGCTCCAGTGCGGTTTGCTGTTGCGGTGTTGCGTTCGCCAGTGAAACGACGGGTCCGGCATATTGCGGCGGCTTGGCGCCAGCGGTCGCTGACATTGAGCGGTTAAGCAGGTCATACGCACCTTTCAGGATAGAGACGGCGCCAGCCTGTTCGATAGCCTTTTGCGTGGCCAGATCGCTGGCCTGGTTTACCAGCTTCTGCGTTTGCTCGACTTTTGAGGCTGCCTGTTCGCGCTGGTACTCCAGCTGGTTCAGCTTATCGGTCAGCTCGATATTTTTGGCCGTGATGTCGGCCTGGTCCATGAAAGTGTTGATCAGGGTCAGCGTCGGATGGCGGTTATAGTCCTGCTGGATTTGGTCAACCGCCTTAAGGCTGTCTTTCACCTTCGCGATCTGAGAGTCGAGGTCGGCCAGGTCCTGTTTTTGCGCCTGTAAAGATGTACGGGCATCAGCCGCGGTCGAACGCAGGCCAAGCACCGACATCTGCTGGAGCTTGGTGTTGATCTCGTCGAGGTTGTTGGCAAAACCTACCGCCTCACGGTGCACCTGCTGGGTATGCTGATACAGGCCATACATCGCAGCGCCGGCACCGATAATCACTCCAGGCCAGCCACCGAGAATACCAAGAACGCCACTACCCAGGCGGGACATCACCGAGGCTGTATTGGTGAGGTTATTAACGGCCGAAGTCCTGCCAGCAAGCGCCGTATTCAGTGATGCCTGAGCAGCAGCAAGATTACGCTCAGCGACAATCTGAGCCTCAATACTCGTCGCCGCTGCACGCGCCTGTTGAGCGCGGTAAACAGCCTGGCGACCAGCAGCAACGCTAACCTGAGCTCCACGGACCTGAGCCTGCGCCAGCGCGACCTCGGCGGCCGTATTAGCGAGGACTGCCCGGGTTGACTGAGCAACGCTGCCGACCATGTTGCCAAAATAACGAGCGAGGCCAACACCAACCAGAAGACCGGCTGTATTTGCCACATCATCGATGTTATTCGCCAGACCATCCAGCACGCCAGAAAGCGTGGATGATGCGCCGACAGCATCATTCGCCCCGCCAACCCATGCGAGAAAAGCGTTTTGCACTTTCTGTGCAGATCCGCTGATGGATGCAGGAAGGTTGTCGAATTCTTTACGGAGGATCTCAACGTTGGTCAGCAGCGGGACGATCTTGTTGGTCGTCAGCTCGCCATTGTTGGCCATATTTCGCAGGCCACCAACAGTGGTACCCAGCCCATCAGCCAGCAGTTTCGCCAGGCGGCCGCCGTTCTCCATGATGGAGTTAAATTCTTCACCTCGCAAAACGCCTGAGCCAAGTGCCTGGCTAAGCTGGGTGATAACAGAACTCGCCTCTTCGGTACTGGCGCCAGACAGCTTCAGTGAGGTTGCTACGGTTTCCGTAACTTTTGCGACGTCAGCAGAAGCGTAACCGGCATCTCGCAGGGACTGCGCAATTCTGCTGTACAGGTTGCTGTTTGCCTCTAGGGATGTTCCGGTGCGCTGGCTAATCTCCATCAGCACGCGCTGGGATTGCACGTAATCCTCACTGGAAGAGGACGCAAGGCGAAGACGCCCATTCAACTGGTTCCACGTGTCGGCAAACTGAATCAGCTGATGCGTGGCAAATGCACCAGCCCACGCACCGGCAAGCCCGGCAGCAGAGGAGCGCACGGTTGCAAGTTGAGAATTCAGGTCAGCCAAAGACCGCTGAGTTTCACGCGTGGCCGCTGCAGCTTTTTTCCCGCCCTGTTCCATAGTGCGGTAGTAATCGGTTCCCATGCGGGACGCTCTGGCGATCTCTGACTGGAAAGAAGAGGAGTTCGCCGAAATTTTGATGATTAGCTCGCGCAGCGTTGCCATATTTCACCCATAAAAAAGCCCGCAGCCGCGGGCATCAAAGACTGGACATCCATTCTTCAAGTTCAGAGACTTCAGCGCCTTCTTCCTGCTCACCCCATTTCAGCATCACGTCAGGAATGGTGAATTTCCCGCCCTGAGAGTTCAGCATTGCAACGGAGATCTGCGCCGCCTGAGCATCGGCGCGCCAGTCACCAATCGGACTGATGCGGTCGAACTCGATCCACATTTTGAGCTCGCTGGCGGTCATGGTCTGGCGCAGTTCGTGGAGAGTGCGCCCCAACCGGAGCGCCAGCGACATCAGGAAGAAGGTCAGCGGCTGCTTTACGGCTTTCCCGCTTCTTCCTGGCTCATGCCGAGGTTGAGGGCCTGAGCCAGCAGGCGGGAGTGCACAGGACCATAGATTTTAGATACCTGCTCCTGATCCTCATCGCTGAATACGCGCTCGCCGTTTTCATCCAGCAGAACGTCAATAAACAGAACCACATCAGCCTCTTTGTTACGCAGAAACTTTTCCGCCTCCGTCAGCGTCGGTGCCTCTTCGCCCTCGGCGAGCTGGGGATTAACGATCTCCCGGAATTTCACCCAGGCATCGCCAGAGGGTTCACGCAGCGTTACCTTTGCGCCATCCCATTCAGGGACCGTGATACCTTCTTTGGTGCGATAGGCTTTCGATGCTGTAAGCGCCACGTTGCGTAATGAATTCTGTGATTTTTTTTGCGGCATTTCATTTTTCTCTTGTTACATGATCGAAGGGATAAAAAAAGCGGCCGAAGCCGCTCAGGAACCAGACGCGTAGATGCGTTTAGGTTTGCCGCGTACACGCAGAGAATAGGTAGCGCCAACAACGGAAGAGGTTGCAGCAGACCATGAGCTCTGGCGTACCTCCACCAGCACATAGAAACCGTTACCAGACGGGAACACCACACGCAGCGCGCGCAGTTCGTCATTTTCGTAAGCAGTCTGCAGTGCCTCCTGTGCTGCTTCATCGCCAACCCAGTTACGGGTAATGCTCATTTCAGCAGGCGCGGCGAGGCCGTTGGTTTGCTCCTGTTCAGTTGAGCAAAGCGTGGTTACGTCGATATCCCCTTTCTGCCCGCCGGTGAAGGTGATCTCCTTTGTTGCACAGGCCGCTTCCAGCCAGGTAATGCCAGCCCCCGGGAAACCTGAGGCGTTAAAATCCTCGGCGGTTACGGGTGCGTCGGAGACGGCAAAGGTCATCCCCTTTGTGACTTCATACTTACTGGTCATGGTTTCTCCAGTTAAAAAAAAGACCGCCGGAGCTGTCTGTTATGGTGGGTAAAGTTAAACGGTTACCTGAAATTCGAGCGTTGCCCGGTGATAGCGCAGATCAGGCTCATAGCCCGGCGTTTTCACAATGCTTTCCGGCTTCAGCACCTGCAGTGCATCAAGCGCCATATTCCTGATCGTGCTCGCTTCAGCGATGGTGCTGGAATAGACATCAACCTGCACAGAAACGGCAGATTCAGCCTGACCGCAAAGAACGTCTGCGGCCACGTCGGTAATAATCGAGAAAGTTACCCAGGGCGGCGAGACTGAAGGCTTCCCGTCACTGCCGAGCGGCGCAACGTAGGGATAAACCTGCCCTCCGGCCAGCGGCGCCAGCAGAGGATAGAGATCTTCTTCCGTCATTTGCTTAATGCCTCGTCAATGGCCTGGTTCATGCGCCTGATCGCAACCTCTGTCGCCTGCTCCTGGCGAACATCGAACGCGGGACGAATGAAAGGGTGCGGTGGCATGTTAACGGTTCCCATTTCAACGAATCGCCAGTAAAAGGCGTTTCTCGGGTTCTTCGCCTTCATCGTGTTATCGCTGTTGCCGGTGCGCGGGTTAACGCCACGAATATGGACGCCGGAAGAAATTTCCCCGCGGCGGCGGCTTTTTTGGGTCACCACCACCACGTTTTTTTTCAGTTTCCCGGTGCGCACCGGCGCGCGGGCGATCACTTCTTCCTTAAGCACTTCGGCGCCAGCGCGCGTGGCATCACGCAGAATCTTGTTGTTTTCAGCGCGGCTAAGCGCCTCCAGATCCTTTGCGATGTCATTCAGTCCGGAAAAATCGAGGCTTGTCTCAATCATTTTTCGGTACCCTGTTTGCAGAGAATTTCGAGCTGAATGCCACGAGAATCAGGTATTGGCGGACCAATAATATTCAAAATTGCCCCCTTGAACGGGCCAATAATCACCCTGAGTCTGGACGCAGCAGTTATATCGCTACGAAATCGTGTCCATACTCTGATAGTGGCGACGGCAGTTTCAGCGCCTGCGGCTACCGGTTCACGCCCACTGATACCCTTAACTTCTGCCCAGATTTCTGCGCCGTCATGCCAAGTTTCAACAGGCTGGCCAGAAGGATCTCTCGATGTTGTGATGTTCTGAACCACCACCCTGTCTCTCAGTCTTCCAGCCTGCATAAAGTCCTCCTATATCCCGTAAATTCGGTATGGCTGCAGAAGAGCCTCTACGGCGAAAGGCACCGCAGATGTAATATTTCCGATGTTCACAGCCTCTCGGTTTGCATACCAGTGACCAATCAGCAGTAGCATGGCCGCCGTCACATCATCATTAAGAAGAATCGGGTCCGGGTCGTCTACGTAGCCAGGGGAACTTTGATTTTCATAGAGCGTTCTCCGTGTCCATGTCTGGACGTACCGGGCCGCCGCACCTGTGTAAATCTCCAGCAGAGCATCATCACCCGTAAAGTCGGTATCAATGCGGCAATGCTGTTTCACCACATTCTGATCAAGCATTTGTTTGCCCCGAAAAAAGCGGCCCGAAGGCCGCAATAGTTATCAGCTACCCGCGCCGGTGCTGAATGAACCGTACACGAACGCCTCAGGGCGTTTCACAGCCAGCGCCAGACGTTCTTCGCAACGGATGGTGATCATGTTTTTCTCGAAGTCGTCGGCGTTCTCCGTGGAGATAACCACGTTCGCATCTTCGCGGTCGAAGATTTGCGCACCAGCGTTAAATGCACCGGTCAGGAATTTACCCTGGAAGGCTGCCGCTTCCGTTGCAACAACCGGCAGGCCCCACAGAGTCGGACCAGTCAGCGCCGCAGGGTTCGCCAGAATGTAACGACCCAGGCTGTCTTTGGTCAGCTCGATCCGCGCCCAGTCAATGAAGTGAAGAACATGACCAGACGCCGGGAAGCGTGCCAGCTGTGCCTGCAACATTGCCAGACGCAGATCGTCAATCCCGCTCTGCTGTTCGACAGTGAACGCCGGATTGAACGCTGACGCCTGAGGAACGATGCCGTGCAGATGAACGCCGGTACCATCACCGAAGAGAATTTCCTGCTCTTCTGCATACTTCAGTCCGTAGCGCATTTCGGCATCAACGGTGGACTGCAACTGTGCGAAGTCATCCAGGATCTGCTTTGAGGCTTTGAACAGGTGCGCGATGGTGCTGACGCCAGTGATTTTCGGCGTAAACTCAATGTCGCTGTAGGGTTTCTGCGTATTTTCAGGAACCACTTTCGCGTTATTGGTAAAGCCTGTCTGCTGCACCCAGAAAATAGCTGAGGAGGACGTACGACCTGGAGCAATCAGATCGCGGATGAACAGACGCTGTTTCGGTGCCGTATCGATACCCGGCAGGCGCTGTGGCTCTACAACACCATCAGGCACATCCACCGAAGTCAGGGCGGCCTTAACCGGGATGCTGATGCGCTTACCGCCTTCCACGCTGGAAGCAAAGGTTTTCAGGGCTTCAGCGGAGATCACCTGGTGGCCAACGGACTCGACAACCTGTTTCGCGTTTGCCAGCGGCATCTGGGCAACATGTTGCTCCAGTTCGCCCATTGAGGCCTTCAGGGTTTTTTCAGCTTCACGCAGCGCATTGAACTCAGAAGCCATTTTATCAACGGCTGCTTTTGTTTCTTCTGACAGCCTGCCTGACTTCTGTGCCTCTTTGAGTGCGTCTTCTGCTTTCGCGTTGAATTTGCCGGTTGCCTCTTCAATGCTGGCAGTGACTTTTTTCAGAATTTCGTTTACTTCAGACATAAAGGGTCCTTATTTGACTAACGCCGCAAGAGCGCTTTCAAGTGAATTGAGGGTTTCAGGTTTGATATCTTCGGCAGCGCCCGGCGTACCGTCGTTGGTGGTGACAGCGCCAGGCATGCCACCGGATAAGGCTTTAATGAGTTTTCTGCGCTCAGAGCGCGGGGTGTTGGTTTTAGCCAGCAGCGCATCAAGTTTGCGAAGCGCGGCCGCGGGTGATTCATCGCCATCACTGACCGCATCAGCAGAAAGCAGGCTGTCTGCCAGTCCCTTCGCCACAGCGTCACTGCCACCGATGTAACTCTCGGCATCCATCAGTTTCTGAACAGCTGCCATATCAAGGCCGGAACGCGCCGCGTAGATGTCTGCCATAGCGTTATCGAAGGGCTCCAGAGACTGTGCCAGTTCCGCGAAGTCATGGCGGTTACCCATCGCGTAGACCCAGCAGTTGTGGATCATCAGGAAGGCACCACGACCGATCTGAATATCATCCCCGGCCATCGCAATGACTGAGGCAGCGCTGGCGGCGATACCGAGCACCTTCACCGTCACACGGCCTTCGTATTCACGTAGAAGGTTGTAGATTGCCAGGCCTTCGAACATGTCACCGCCAGGGGAGTTGATATTGACCGTGACGTCGGCGCCATTCATCGCCCGTAGCGCACCGGCGATACGTTTGGCTGTTACGCCTTCACCCCAGTAGTCCTGCCCGATCACATCAAAAACAGAAATACTGTTGTCGTCGGTGGACGCGGCTTTGATCCCGCCATCCCAGCGATCCAGGGCGGAGGGTAAAGTTTCACAGGTGCCTCGCGCGCAGGGGCGACCCGCCGGTGCTGCCGGAAGTTGTTTTTTGCTCATCAGGAAAGTGCTCCTAAGCGGCCTGTTTCAGCGGAGATTGTTCAAAGGAAATATCAGGGAATATGTGGTTATGCAGTTCTCTCAGGGCCAGAGCCTGAACAACAGGATTGCTGCTTTCGAGATTTTTCAGTTGCGTCAGGTTGAGCTGAACGGTGTAAATGTCACCCCCTTCAATCGGTGGCATATTCTCAAGACGGCGCACGTCATTGCGGGACATCCACCCATTCTGGAGCGCGCTGGTATAGTACGCAGCACGGCCCGCGCTGTCGGCGCGCAGCAGTCCTTCTACAGAGAACTCCGCGAACACCTCATCATCGCTGTCCAGCAGGCACCGCCCTATTTCCTGCTCTATGTTCACCAGCAGGGGGCGCAGGGTATGTGTCAGGAACTGGAGGTTCATGCCCTCCAGACTGGATGCCCAGCTGCTTTGCTTCGTGGTGTGACCGACCATGAAAGGCGGAACGCGAAACCAGCGGCAGATCTCCTCAATGCTAAAGGCGCGGCTTTCCAGCATCTGGGCGTCTTCGGGATTCATGGTGACGCCCTGGTACTTCAATCCGCCTTCAAGCACCATGATTTTCCCGGCGTTTTTTGAACCGGTAAATGCAGCCATGTAGCTGCGAAGTCTTTCACGTTGTTCTTCAGTCAGCGCATTCTCAGCGGAGAGAAAACCTGAACTCTGAAGCCCCTGTTCAAATATCTTCGCAGCAGACTCCTCAACCGCCATTGCAGAACCGATCACATCCCGGCCTGTTTTCATCGGCATCATGCCGCAAACGCCGTCAAGACCGAACCCGCGAATGTGCATGATGTTTTTGACGGGAATGACTCGCTCGTTACCGTTTTCAGTGTATTTGTATTCCAGCGCCCCGGTCGTGAGACGTTTAACCACCATGTTCTGCGGCAGCAAAGGCACCAGCGAAACCAGGCGGTTTGCGATGAATTTCTTCTCAATGAAGGCGTTCCCGCGCAGGCAAATACTGGCGACCACCATCAACATAAATCGTGATGGTGTCATTTCTGAATTGGGTCGGCGGCACAGTATCGAGTAGGCCGGATGATCGGTTGCCGCTTTACGCGAACCGTCAGGCTGTCGAACGTATATTTTCAGCGGAAGTGTTGAAATAGACTCGCTTAACAGCCTTACGCATGCCCATACAGCCGATAGCTGGATGGCCTTATCGGCCGTTACCACCTTTCCGCTGCTGCTGGTACCAAACCATTCCTCCCAGAACGTGCCGGTAGTCAGGCTGATAGGCACACCAAGCCAGTTAAGCAGAGCACTTTTAACCCTGCCTGGCCGTTTGTTTTTTTTCATCAGAAACCTACCATGATGGGATTATTGAAGAATCCGGAGAGATCCTGCTGGTCATTGCCACCGTTAACCAGAACGCGGCTCATTGCTGTGAACAAGGCCGCAGGGCCATCAATTTTTGCCTCTGGTGTGGACTTATTCGGGAAAATGTTCTCGTTCCGGTCAGGTTTGACGGTTACGTTGGACATCATCCAGTTCATCACCGGGTGATCGCTGTGATGGAAGCGGCCACCGTATACCAGCGCTTCGACCTCTTTCATCGCCTCAGAGAAATTACGAACCGTCTGCGGAACTTCCACCAGCGGCAACCCTTCTTCTGCCAGCGCAAGGCTGAACTGCGTCGCACTCCACGGGTCGAAGCCAATTTCTTTCAGGCTCTCGCCAGCTACCCACAGCTGCAGCTCTTCCTTAATCTGAGCATGGTCGATTACATCCCCGTCGGTAAGGATCAGCTTGTCCATCCCGGCCCACTTACGATAGAGCTCTGCCATCTGGCGTGAACACTTCTCAAGGCGTCCCTCCGGCAGCCAGAATTTAAAATCCGCATGAACGTGTCCACCTGGCGCGCGCCAGACTTTAGCGGCCGCACAGATATCAATTTTGTTTGACAGGTCAACGCCCACCCAGGAGGGATAGGTTTTAAGTTCGTGCTGCGGGGCGATAAACTCGCATCTCTCCCATTTCATCATGTCCATCCAGGCTGACTCAGCGGTAACCCAGATATTCATGTGCTTGGTGAAAAAGTTAATCCTGGCCGAAACCTGCTCTTTTGCCTTTTTAGCCAGGCGTCTCAGATCATCCCAGCGCTTACAGATACCCAGTCCCGGATTGGCCTTCTGCCAGACTTTTTCATCAAAGGGATCGTCGCCTTCATCTAAGGTGTAGATGATTGCAAAAAACGTATCGTCTTTTACCAGGCCACGCAGCACCTTTATGGCGTAATCACGCAGTTCGTAGCAGATACCCTCTTTGTTAAATCCCGCTGTGGTGATGCCGAAAAGCAAAGACTGCAGGCGTGCGCCGGTTGCCGTCTCCAGAACGTCCCAGACGTCACGGGTTTTATGTGCATGCAGCTCGTCGACAATGGCGCAATGGATGTTCAGGCCGTCGAGGTTATTCGCATCTGATGATAATGGCTCGAATTTGGAGGCCGTCTGCTCCTGGTAGATAGCGAGCTTGTTGAATTCGAAGATCCGCCCAAGAGTGGCTTTCGCCTTCTTGACCATATTTTTCGCGTCTTCAAAAACAATGCGCGCCTGGTCACGGGTGGTTGCAGCGGAATAAACCTCCGCCCCGCCCTCGCCGTCTGCGCCAGCCATATAGAGACCCACGCCGGAGCAAAGTGTTGATTTGGCATTTTTACGGGCCACCTCAACATCTGCTGTACGGAAACGCCGAACCATCACCGGCCGACCGCTGCCGTCGTTACGCAGGACGGTTTCCCCCGTCTCTTCGTTAAGCAGCGGGATTACAAAACCAAAGATATTAATCAGGATGAAAACATGCCAGTCCATCAGCTCAATAGGCTGGCCTGCCAGCGCGCCTTTGACGTGAGGGACAAAATTATAGAAATTCAGAATGTGCTGCGCGCGCGGCTCACTGAAGAAAATACCGCGCTCTTCGCCGTGGGCCAGATCGTCAAGAAAACGCTGACAGGCAAGGCGCACATACTCACAGGCAATAATTTCCCCCGCCACCACTCTCTCGGCGTAGCGGATGCCTTCTGCAACCTTAGCCATTAATCCCTCGCTTTCATAAACTCGGCCAGCGGGTCAACCGCATCAGGACCTTTTGCATTCACTTTAGAGCGGCTGGCTGGCGTCATGCCGAACTCACCGAGCATGGCGCGCAGACGTTTCCAGGCATCAGCTTTCATGATGGCGGCCGGGTGAGCCTTGATCATGCGAATCTCTCGCTCTTTGCCTTCGTCTGGCTCTTCGTCGCTATAAACGGCGTAGGTGTAGCCTTCTCTCTCCAGCGTATCGCAGTGATGTCGGTACTCGGTGTAAACCTCAACCATAAGCTCAAGCGCTCTCGCGTCAAGCTGCGACATGACGCCAAGCGCATCGAGCTCTTCAGCCATTCGCCTGAACCAGTATTTACCCTGCTTGTCGAAATGCTTCGGCGTTGGGGGTACCCCAGCAGCGGGCTTTGGTTCGTTTTCGTTGATCGGGCGTTTTGATGGGTTACCCCTCACCAAACGTAGATGGGTCGGGGTTTTCGGTGGTCCAGACATAATCGAAAACTCCTATTAATCATCGAATGGGGGACCCCATAAAAAAGATTTCTAACCTGCGGCGATGTGAAAAGAGGTCAGGCGGCGGTCCTTTGGCGCGTCGTTCCTGAACTTTCAACCCGCCCTCCCCTTCGGTCTATTCAAATGAGAATTGATGTCATTTGAGTCTTTCGACCGCTGTTTTCGCCCTGTGGCAGGGCTTGCAGAGGCTTTCGAGGTTGGAAAGGTCATCGGTTCCCCCATTTGCTTTGGCGGTGATATGGTCCACCGTCTCAGCGGGTGTATACCTTCCATTTCGCAGGCATTCCTGACAGAGGTGTTTATCCCTGTCGAGAACGATTGGGCGCAGCCTGTCCCACTTACTGCCATAACCGCGCTGGTGCCTGCTCTGTCCTCGCTGATGCTGCTGCCAGCCTTCGTTAAGATGCTTTGGACAATAGCCTGAGCGGTCTGTGGTTGTGCCAGGACAGCCACGCTTGCGGCATGCTCTCGGTATTAACGCAGGCATCAGGCTAATCTCCATGCCCGGCGGCGTTCTGTTCGTGGTGCTGAGTCAGGGTGACACTCGACTGATTCAAAGTCTGCATGGTCCACCAGCGAGTAACACGGATAGACCACAGCGCCGCCATAAGCATCACCAACGGCATAATCGGCAGGCTTGCTGCTGTCCCATCGAGAAAGGACTCGTTCAATATGCTGAGGAGGTACGCTATAACAAACGCCGTGTATCAGCCGCGGCAGTGTGATGTAGTCAGCCTGAGTCTTATCAGCAATAATCAGCCGTTCGGCTATCTGCATCTGGTACTGCGGCGGGCGGCCAGTACCGAGATAAAGGCTCAGCATGTCGTCAGGGAAGCGGGTCAGCCAGTCGACCACCAGCTCTGCAAACCAAGGAACGGGCATCGCATCGTCTTCCAGCACGACCACCCGGCAAGGTTGCTCAGCAGCCCATTCAAGTGCTCGGCGATGGTTAGCATTAGCTCCACCGTCGCCCTCATCAATTAGAAGATGGGCACTGATGCTTAAAGCCAACGCCTCAGCCTGTTTCCGTCGGGCGTGATGGCCTACAACGCATAACTTAAACTCTTCAGCCACCAGCGAATCTCCAATAAAAAAGCCGCACGATGGCGGCTACTGTCTGAATATCAGGGTGTTGCTTCTCATTAACCCTGGTTAAGGTAAGCATTCAGCCCGTCAGTGGTGGGACACTGGCGCACTCAGCACAGAGGGATGGCTGTTGACCTCTGTATAAGGAAATGTATGGATAGCAAAGAGCTTTTTGACAGAATTTTCACTCTCGAGTTACAGGTTGGATTTCTCATCCCTAAAATGATCAGAGCCATGGATAAATTGAGTGTGAATAATGGCGTTTCCACTTATCTGATCGCTGAAATGGAAAATCTCGTAAAAGAGCTTCCTAACTCCGCAGCCTCTCATGATGAGAGATTTCTCAATGCCGCCATGGACGCTCTGGCAACGGTGAAGCGCTCTTTAGACCAGCCGCCCAGTCAAGAATAGATTCTTTTAATCGGTCTAACATAAGCGTCTCATTTTTGTCGGGGGCGCTTTTCTTTACCAGCTTAACCACGTTTTCTTCGTTAGACATGCAAACTTCTCCTTATTTATGTTTAAACCAGGCGTACTCCTTACCGATACCTTCAGACTTAAACACTGTGTGAATGCGCGGCCCAGTAACGATGCGATCGCCAAACGACTTAGCTACGATGCCAAAGGCCATCATGTCACCCACCGCGGCGCCAGCCTGTTCTTTCTTCCAGAAACGATAACTCTCAATCCGGTAGTAAAGACGGATGATGCCCTGAGCAAACGCCATTACATCAGCGCGGGTACCACCAAGCAGACCAGCATTAAGCATCACATCGTTGCGGTGCGCTTTGATGAATTCCTGATAGATTCGCTCAGGATGATTCTGCTTTGCCCAGGCGTCGGCGTATGTCTTCGGTTCTGAACCGACATACACCTTCCCGGGCTCCATTTCTTCCCACGGCGCGCGAAGCATTTCGACATCGGTACCATCAGTACACCAGACGAACCGGTATTCCGGGTGATCTCGCAGGTGCTGCCAGATGTGCAGCCAGCGACGAAAGTAGACATTCATCTTCACGTCAGGTACGAGATACAGCTCAACATCTGCCGGGGCCGTCAGTAATTCATCCACCAGCGCAATACGGCCACAATTCCGAAGCGATGCCGACCACCTGCTCAGCATGTCAGGCGAGGCCGTCAGTTTGGTACCGCGCTGCGGGTCAGGCTGACTTGTGAGCAGCGTTGTGATTACCACGTCGCGCTGCTGCCTGTATTCAACATAACCGGTATACCCGGTATCACGCCGTTCGTTGTGTATCTTCACGTTACGTTCCACCAGCGCCTGTCGGTCTGGCCTCGGCACTGAACGCTCTACGGCCTCATGCTCATCGAGAGAATGGATAAGCTTTTCTGAACCGACGACATCAGCGTATGCCCACGTCGTGAGGCCAGCGTTATGAATCCGCAGGGCGAGGTCACTGTGTTCGTACATGCCGCGACCATAAACCGGATCGAATCCGCCCACCTTCTCGATGGCGCTGCGGTGGTAGGAAAGCATCACGCCGCGCTGCCCGGTGTAAGCAACATGCTTATCATCACGGTACAGCTCCGCCATGTCGTGCAGCTTATTGCGCCCGGCCAGATCCAGAAACTGGTAAGCCAGGTGCGGCTCAGGTGATTCGATGTAGGGAAGATGCCAGTTATCGGCGATAGGCCAGGCGTCATCATCCCACAGAAAAAGATGCTCGCATCCGGCATCCATCAGGGCTGACAGGCTGGCGTTCTTCGAAGCAACAATGCCGAGTGATGTTTCATGGCGAAGCAGCTGCACGCCGTGGGGAACTACCGCTGCAGGTTTAGAACCATCATCGACTACCACCACCAGCGCACCGGCGGGAAGATGCTTCATGTGCTGTTCGAGTGCTCGCTTTAAAACGTCTGCGCGCTGATGCGTCGAAATGGCAATGCCGATCCGTGATGAAACGACGCTGGCGGGAACGTATGGGACACCATCAATAGTGACCTGCATAGTTATCCTCTGATGGACAAATTTAAGGCATAAAAAAACCGCCCTGAGGCGGTTATATCTGGCGATTTAAAATCTTGGCGCTATGCCGTACTTCGGCGTCTTTATGTTTGCAGCCCAGACCTTAATATCGTTCTGAAGCAACAAAGTGAAATCAGACTTGAGGTGGTTAACCATCTCATTGACCTTTTCGGCATCATTAATTGCAAAGTGATCAATCCTGTTTACCCCGACTGATGCACAGCTGTAAGTTGCAGGAACATCCTTCCCGTTCACATTAAGAAAATCCTTCTTATCCCCACAACTACCCTCGGACATATAGGATACGAGCATATTGGCTGATCCCCGCTCTGGTTGCGAGATGCTTATCATGACGGGCAATCCCTCTGAGGTCTGCGTAATGTCGTAAAGCACTGCATCTTTCTGATACCAGGTATTGTATTCCCTTTCCTGAAATGCTGAGTATGAAGGTGACGATATCGCCACCAGCAAAGCGATTGCAATAGATTGAATTTTCATCGTTTGTTATCGTTGTGTTTAGTCGAATTTATTATTCATATTGTGCCAAAAACAACAATAACCTAAGATTAATCCTTGAATCGCCACGCGTTTAACAGACACCTCAGAGTCATTTAAGATGACTTAAAGAG